GAACCTGTTAGAATAGGAGCCGTTAAACTCTTGTTAGTAAGTGTAGCAGTTGATGCTGTTGATACTAATCTAGCATCTCCTCCTGTGCTAGGAAGAGTTAAAACATTGTTAGCACTTTCTGAATGTGGTGCAGCTTTAATTTGCTGTCCATGAGAGTTGTTTTCACAGTTAAGTTGTATAGTACCTTGATTGTCATTACCTTTAACAGTTACATGTCCTGTTCCATTAGGCGCAAGTTCTAGGTCTGCATTAGATGTAGTAACAATATCGTTACCATTCATATCTAAATTACCACCTAGTTGTGGAGTGCTATCATCTGCTACATTTGATATTGCACTTGATGATGCAAGACCTGCAACTACTGTGCTACGAGTTATCTTTTTTAATCCACCACCTGACGTATCTACAGCAAGAAACACATCATCATTTGCAACCGTAGATATTTCAGAAAGGTCACCAACTGCCTTTTCTTCATAGCTAGTACCGTCTGCAATGAGAAGTTTACTCGCTGTGTTATCTGGCATACGAAGCTGTGCGCCAAGAGTAAGGTTACCTGATAGTTCAGCCGCACCGTTCATGTCGATTGTGGTGGCGTTGATTTCTATTTCAGTATCAGACACAAGGTCAAGGACACCATCTGCTGATTGATGTATGTAAGTTCCACTGTCACCAAACTGTAGCTGACGAGTTGAGTTTAGGAGAATACCCGTATCGGCAACGTGAGTGAGAGTTGTGTCTTGGTCTGCGCCTAAGTTTATTACGGCTGCATCAGCAAGAAACAAATCGCTAAACTCTAGGGATGACGTACCTAGTGCAGCACCATCACTTGCGTCAGGAACAAATGCTGTACCCGCTGATATTGTACTGGCCCCAACAATGGTTCCTGATATATCAACGTTACCATTCATATCTATGGTTGTAGCAGCAAGCTGTATTTCTGTGTCTGCTACGAGGTCAAGTTGACCATCTGTGCTTGAACTGATGTGGATTGCAGTGTCACGAAATTGTACTTTTTCTGTGGTCGCTAGTAATATGTCATCACTAAATTCAAAGTAATCTTCATCTTCTTTCCAAGTGATTACACCGTCGTTGCTATTTGCATCGAAAGTTACTGCAATATCTGTATCTGCCCCCGTACCCAAAGTAATGGTGTTAGAAACCAATGAAGATATTGGCCCACCCTCTCCTGTCGTACCGTCGTGTGTATGCCCTGTACTTGCCGCAAACGCAGCTAGTAGCTGGTCAAATTCATCGTTGGTATCGGCGGCATTTATAGTATCGCCATCAGCATACGTGGACTGTCGTGTATAATTTGCGCCCATTTACCTTCTTGCTCCCACTTGAAACTCTAGTTGAAATCCTTTTAATGTGTAAGGGGCTGTGGCAGTTGCCCCATCTTCTACGCGCAGTGCTACTGCAAATCCTGAACCTTCTACTGCCTTGCGAACAATCGGCTGAGATGGACCCCCATACACAGCACTGCCATAGGTAGATGACCCATATAGACCCGCGACATTCGCACTATCTAAAGGGTACGCTGCAGGACGAGTAGACTTGTTCGATTCGTAATCGTACCTAACAAACAAGTCAGCATCAAGTGTAGACTCTGGTGCATAGTTAACGTTTACTCTTTGCATGTGCTTACGTACACCGGGGTCACCCATGCTTAAATCAGGGCTTCTGTATTTGGCATTTATTAACGTGCCATCAAACGTATTACCACGCTCTTGTCTGTAAACAAACCCGTCAAACCCCCCGTGCAAAACGATTACGTCCCCCTCGTCTACGATTGTATCTGCACACGCAGGACGTATACCTTTTAATTGCGAAAACTCAAACGCCTGTCCTTTCATAACGCAGGTAGCACCGAGAGATGATGTTTCTGCCTGCCCTTCTTTTGAGAAGAATATTCGATATTGAGTTTTATCTGGTATGACTAAAGAAACAAAAGCGTCGGCGTTTGTAAGGTTATCTCTAAACAACTGCTGTACGTTAGAACTTATTGTACCCAATTCCACGTCACCAATACGTGCTGTACCTGCAACAGTGCGAAGTCCGTCTGGTCCTAAAAATACAAGGTCACCTGCAAATTCAAGAATGGTAAATCCATTAATACATCCGATGTTTCTAGTAACAGGAACAATCGCAAAATCAGAAGATGAACTACCTCCTAATTTAAATATTCTATTTTCACAAAAGATAAACAGATTATCACGAAATACCTTCAATCCTACAATCGTATCGTCGACCTTAATGCTGCCTGCACCACTGCCTGAATTAAATGCGTCCTCATCAAAAGGTTGACTAAAGACCACTTCTTGTGGAGTGGATGACATACCAGAATAAAACATATGGTTTTTAAATGCTACCACATGCTTTGCCCCAGATACGGAGCTTTCACTTACGTCTGACGCAGATAAAGATGCGTTAAATATAGTAGGAGCGTTTGTTTGGTCTACTACTATAATCTTATCGTTACCATCAAAGTTGTACTTTTCAAAGTTGTAACGTTTGGCGTTTGTTCTGCCAGTATCTCGAACTGTCCAAGATTCAGACACTACATCATCAACTGCATGAGCAGCAGCGGACGTACTACTTGTTGCTCTAGTCACACCTGTAAATGTTGTTGCAGTTTTTCCTGTATATGTGAATATTTCAGAATTTATTTGTATAGTACCGCTTGAGCTAAATCCGTCTGTGCTGTCCACAGAAATCGTACCAGAGCCTGTCATAGCAGTGTTACTAGCTATTTTAGCAGATAATTCCGTGCTTGCAGAACTAAATATCTTTTCGCCTCTTGCTGCCAATACAAAATCACTAAACTGAGTAGTAAGCAGCACTGCCTCTGTAGAAATACTCGTTTCAGGAATAAGCTGATTTACAAACGGTCTAAAACCTAGTATGCGCTTGTATCCCCCGCCAACATCTGGTTCAAAGTTAGTCAACTCAAGAGCCTGTCCGGGTTGCATAATGAAGGTTGACCTATTTAGTACGAGACCCCCTTCACAGTTGAACGAAAGAGGAGATACACCTTGAAGTTCTAAATCTGGCATACTACACTGCTCTCATATAATCTTTTCTATTCAATAGCTCTACCCTCATGCGTTTTAATCCCTCTTCATATTCTTTCAATGCAAACTGCGCTGTCTGTACGTCTGAGCGAAACATGTTAGTATAGTATTTTGCACGAGCATGAATTATAGGTTCAAACCGTGTGGGTATAATAGATGTGTCTGTCGCGGCGGATAGGTCTGTGTTTGCTATGTAGAAATCAAACTTGAGTGTTCGATTACTGTCTTTAGGTATTGGGCTAATACCAATCTCGTCATTGTAAGTTGTGTAAACGTACTCAGGAGAGGCAAACTTGTCTGTATTAATAGCTGCGTCTCTTTCTCTAAACTTTTCAGTATATTCTTCAAACGATAAATATTTAAGCGCAATAGAATCTACATCTTTTTCGCTAAGTTCTACAAGTTTAACAAATCCACTGTTGCCTGATGCCTCTGTAAAACTAACATGATGAGTAGTCGCTGTAGCTGTAAACTCTAGTCGAGAAAGTAAAACTTCATTTGCGCTACTTATGGTGAGGGTAGATGATGCCGTCTGCGAACCACCAGAAGAAGTTCCAATCTCTAAAGTAAGAGTAGCTCCGCTTGTTTGCACCAACACCACATACTCGCGACCTACAATTAAATCTGTAATTTCTTGTGATGCTTCAGCGTTAGTAAGAAGAAGTGTATTACCAAATTTAGAACTAGCGGCAGGTGACCCACTTACAGTTGTCCAGCCAGATATACTTGCAGACCCGCTAACTTCGTACGCGCCATTTGTTATAAAGTTTTTAGGACGCAGAAATACGTTGTCATAGTCTACATACTTCAACGTTGAACTGATTGATGCATAACTATACAATCCCTTACCTGCTATAACATCAATCGACCCTTCAGAACGAGTGAAGGGCCAGTTTAATTCAGAATTAAGTATGTCAGATATGCTTCTATTTATATAATCTTTCACTGTGGTTTGCACACCACGAGAAGAAGTGAAGGTTGAACTGGTAAGTTCTACTTCATTCATATCACGTAACACGTTGTTTACCAATGTTAGATATGTGCTAGCCATTCTTAGCTCACTCTTCTATGACGACGTACTTTTTTAGCAATCTTTTTGGGTTGTTTGGCGACTTGTTTACCTGCCTTAGTTGCTTTTCTTTTAGCACGGGTTGTTGCAGCGTACTCTTTCGCTGATAAGGCTTTAATGGCCTTTGCAGGTAAATATCTTTCCCCGGTTGCTTTTGGACCCTGTGTCGACGGCTTACCACTTTTAGTGCGCCACTTCTGTTTAGTCCATGCCTTCAAAGAGCGTTGGCTCTTCTTCAGTGCCATCTTTCTTCTCCCGCGTTAATTTTACAAGTGTAGCAAACTTTTCATTCGCTTCAGCATATCTATCAATAGCTTTATCCATCTCTTCAAGAAGGTCTGGATGTTCTCCCACAGCGACCGGATTGTTGAGATAATTGCTAAGTACATACGTTGCATCTTTCATCTCCGCTTGATATTTAAATAGCAAAGCATCTATTGCTAGTTTAGGTAAAGGCATCAATTTCTCCAAATACTTTAGTATACAATTCTAGATAGAAGAAGTCAACACAACAACAAAGCATAGGGCCATCGCTCCGATTGCAACTACAGCTATCGCTGTTGCCTTTGCTGCTTCCCAAAACTCGTGTTCTTTACGAGCCTGTTCTATCTTTCTTTTCCTCTCTGCCTCTTTTGCTTCCTGTATTCGTTTGGCACGTTCGTTTACTATGCCTGCCCATGTTCCGGGGCCAAATCTCATGTCTATAAGAACAGCTACCTCACGTAATTTTTCAGCCGCTAACTTTGCATCGATAACCTCTTGTGCAACAGAATTTACACTAAAGGTATCAATACCTGCCTTTTTGTTACGTGCTTTTTGGGCCTCGTGTTCCCCGCGAAACAAATCATCAATTTTATCTGCTATCTGTCCGATATCTTTAGCAGCATTGATGTTAGATTTAATAAAATCTGTGGCTTGCTTTACGAGAGCGATTCCTGTCAGTACCTCTGCTACAACCATAAATCACTCCACAATCTTTACGATGTAATTCTTACCGTCTAGCCCCTTGCTTATTTCAACTACTCGTGATTCACACGCATATCGCACATTGCCTGTATCTTTGTATAAGTTTCTTTCTATCGTGCGCTTTGCCTTCAAACACTTTGATAGCTTTGCATACTCTGTGTATTCTGCCATATCTCCTGCAAGATAGAGTATTAGTGTAATAACCTCGTTAATCATGCTTTCCGTTTCTCATCTTCTCAAGACGGGCTTCTATGGCACTAATACGTTTTTCATAGAACTCAAGTGTTAGTTTCTGTTGCTGGTCATGTGGCGCACGACCTTCATCTATCTGTGTAGTTAGTTCATCTATCTGGTCAGCAAGATGTTCAATTAACATGAACTGTTCGCTATCGGCAGGTAGACTGCCCATATCTCCTCTAGGCCACTTTATACGGAACTCAGTATTCTGTTCTAGGTCAGACTCCATCATTGTGATGTTAGTCTCTATTTGATTAAGACGCTCTATGATACCAAAGTATGCCCAAGTAGCAAGAGATGCTGCTGCAACCATACTGATGATATTGCGGAGAGGCAGCGCAACCTCTGTATTCTCGTTCAGACGAGGCATGTAGGTCTTTACCTGTTTCTACTTTTTAGATTTTTTTGCTTTGCTATTTTTGACTGCACTTGTTAAGGTCTTTACCTGTCCCGAGTGAGCTTTAACTGCCTTTTTAAGACCTTTAATTACTTTCTTTACTTGTTTTTTAGCTTTTGGTTTCACGTCTATTCTCCTAATTTTTGTAACCACCGCCTGCTTTTTTGTAAGCAGCCGCCAGCATTTGAGCTTTTCTTGCTGACCATTGTCCCGGCCTGCCGCCTTTTCCGCCTGCTTTAATACGGTTGAACAAACGCTTTCTCATGCTGGGCTTGGTATAGTTACCAGCCTCGTTGACGCGGCTCTTGCTTTTCTTTACCTTGCCGCCCTTCTTTAATGCTTGCCGCCCATCTGGATTATATTCTTCATCTATTTCTTTTAGCCGCATAGATAGAAGTGCATCTTGTCCAGTGTATTTTGGAGAGGTCCTAGAGTCTTTTGTAATCGTTCTTATTGTACTTGACTCTTGTCCACGTCTAACTTTTCTCTTTTGTTCTCTAGTAGTGGTTTCTGCCCCATCATCTCCCGGACTTTTCAAAGCATCCCTATACTTTTCTGGCTTTAATTCTACTGGCATTATGGTTTCTCCGTGCTGCCCAAAGCATGGCGAGGTTGAACTTTGCCCCCATACACTTTGCCTATTCCCCTAAGTTTAATGTAATCAGAAAAAGAATCTGCCGAATACTCATCAGCAATTTTCATTCCTTTTTCTTCTAAAAATTCTTGTGCAAAGTTGTTTCCAATATACTCGTCATAGTATTCTTTGTGCATACGCAGCGGCGCATCAACAGGAAACTGTTTAGGAAGTAACTTTTTTTCTTCCTCTTTACCAAATCCAAATCCTGATTTAAATGCTTCCATTTTAGACACGTAATTCTCCATCTCGCATAGCGTCAGCCAAACGTACCGCCCGTTGTCCTACTTGTGATGCCCAACGCGAATCAAGCATCTCGACTGCTGCCAAAGAAAAGTCGCGGTCATGTACAGCTTTCCACATGTTTTTAAATTTGTTTAATCTTGGCATACCAAGGTTTATCGCCATATCTAAAAGTACACGGCAACGAACATCATCAAGCCCTGCTGTACAAGGATGTGATGCGACTAGTTCTTTTTCTACAATATCTATGTCGTTGGATAAAAGGAAACGAGCGTGGGTTTCTGTTATGCCCTGCTCGTATACCTCTGCTTTTAACATGTTCATAAAAGCAAGTTCGCCGTCGGTAATACCACGGTCTTCAAGGTTTCTGCCTACACCGATTGTATCGATACCAAGATGGTCCTGATAGACTTGCAACTCCATACCTTCGTGCAGAATTAATTGGTCAATCAGAGCCTCACGATTGTATTTCATTTTGCGGTTCTCTCTTGCTTGCTCTTCGGTTGTTCTTTGGGAGTGGTCAAATACCATTAGTCAGGTTTCTCCGCAGAAGATGAAGCTTTTCTTCCTCGTGAAGATTTTAAGAGTTCTCTACTTCTTACATCATCATCAAAAGTAGGTGCAGGTGCTTGTGCTTCCTTTGCCCCTGCTATAGAATTATAAAGCGCAGAAGCTGCTCCTGCGATTATTCTGCTACCTATTACTACTGCTGGTGCTGCTGGGACTGGCATGCTACTTACCCTTCGCTTCTCTACCTAGATAGATACCATACACACCTGTCATAACACCCATTATAACGGAGACAAATGCAGACTGCTGTGTTGTCGGGTCTTCTAAGTTCATAAACCACTCTGCACACCGCCATGACATCGCAACAGAGGCAATCATAGTTAGCTTGGCTGTAACATTAAACTGCAGCCATCTTTTCCACCAATCAACCATTATTTTCTTTTAGACCCCGGACCTGTTAATGCAGAACCTTGTCCTGCAGGTTTTGAACTAAATGCCGTTATAAAAGCACCCACACCGGGAATACTACGTAAACCTAACTTAGCTGCGGATTTTGCTAGTGTTTGTGGTTTTGCTCCTTTTATAATATCTTTTTGTCTTTTAATTAATTCCTTACGAATTTTTCTATCTTGTGTACTTAAATCTTTTGGATTAATTTTTGTTATTCTACCCAATTCCATTTTAGCAGTTTTTGTTTTTATTACATTAGTTTTTGCTTTTATCTTTTGAGAACGTGCCTGTCTTTTTTGTTGCTGATTCTTTTCATATGCTTTTTTCTTACGAGCATAAGAATTTGCATCGTAAGCAGCTAATGCAGCACCTGCAGCAGCTGAACCAACAGCAGAAGCTTCTACTATGTTTTGTGTACGAGATTTATTTCTACCTTTAATAGACATTAGTTGTATCTCTTTCTATTTTTTACCAAAGAATTTTGTAGCTGAACGTACGCCAAAAGAAGCGGCAACGATAACTCCCAAGGAATATTGATACCACTCAGGCATCATTTCTAACTGCAGAAACCCGTTTGCTACAACTTCTTCCATGCCGGGTATGAAGGCTAGTATCAGCGGGATACTAAACAAAATTACCAGCCACTCGTCTTTCCAACTTGATGATGAAGCACGAGCCATCTCTAAGTCCCAATCAATTTCGCCTGTAGCTTTTTTCTGCATAACTACAGCTTCCGCTTGAGCCTTGGCTACCTTTGTAGCTGACTGTGCTTTTTTCTCTTCTACTTTGCCCTCAAGCCACGTAGAAGCGATGTTGCTTATGGGTCCAATCAGTGCAGTTAACATTTCCATCTCTTCCTTGCTTGACGCAAACGGCTGTTAGGATTCTTAGCAGCTTTGGGAAACTTCTTCATTTGTCCAGCAGACCTAGCGCAGAAAGATTTACGCCGTTTAGCATCTTTGCTACCCGGCTTTACTTTTCCTGTTACTGCTGTTTTTAGTTTGGAACCGGGGTTCTTTCGCCGATAAGCAGCCACCCCAGCTTTAGTCATTCCTGCTCCCGACTTCGTTGGTCGAAAGTTCTTTTTGTTACGGGCTGGCATCTTATCTTGTTTACGAGCCATCACTTCTTCCTTGCTGTTTGTGCTGCACGTTTGAAGTTAGCTTTGCTTGGCGCACCCCTGCTTCCGGGTTTACGCATAGTCTCTCCGCTACCCGCCTTTATTCTGCGTTTTTTAGCAGCTATGTTGGCATATAGTCCACGTCTAGCCATGACTACACTTTTACTAGCTTGTAGCCTTTTGCTTTTGCAGCAGAACGAATTGATGCAAGAGTCATCTTTGCACCGCCCTTTGCCATGCCCTTAGACCGCATTTTTGCTTTACCGCCTTTAGCCATACCTTTAGAACGCATTTTTGTTTTACCGCCTTTGGCATATCCTTTAGATTTCATGGCAGAACGTCCACCACGAGCCATACCCTTGCTCTTTTTATTCATCATCTTCTTCATCGTCTTGCTCCGCATAAAGATTGTCAAATACCCTTGCTGTGTCACTTACATAATTAGGGTCTTGTTTTGAATGGTGTACCCACTGACTTGGTGCAAAATCCGGTGGGCCTTCTCCGGTTACAAACCACGCAGGATTAGTAACCCGGACTCTATTGTTGGGAAGAGCAACCATGTTGCCTGTCCACTTACCTGCATCCAACAATTCCAAAACATGACTTTGTTTGTGTTGAGCAGGGTCATCAGCTACCTCAGTGTCAGTGTAATCGACAGTAAAGTAATACTTTGCAGGATAGAACTCTCCGTCTATCTTTGCCAACCAAGGGCATGGTGTTGCTCTATTCAAAACAAACACCGAATGATGGTGTGATTGGCAGTCCCAAGGCTGTGCAAGATGTGTAGGTATTGGTTCAGGCCACTCATCTAGAGGCGTATCACCTACAAGTGCAGTAAGAGGCATCCTAGCCCACATAGCACCACCATGTACATTTTCTTCTTCTTCTTCGCATCCAGTAAACAACAGTTGGAAACTAAGAGTTCGCATTGGCAGGGTAGTTATTCCTATTGCCATCGCATGAAGAAATTCACCTTGATATCGGTCGAAGTTTGTTGTGTATTCTCTCCGCACCCAAACTTTAAAATACGGTATATTGCTTGTAATGTAATTCATGATTAGGTAGAGTACTCTTGCTTGAGTTGTTGTGAACACTTATAGCTAAATTCTACAGGGGGTATGATTACCCTTTGTAAATCTAAAGCCATCACTCTCGCTCTATCTTCACATTCTTTTAAGGTTTTATATGGTCCTCTACTGTCCTGAAATTCAACGCACTCAAATGCAGCAACTATAGAACAGACTTTAATAAACGTAATAAACATGGTATATCTCCCGGCAATGTTATTTGCTTATATCACAAATTTCCGGGTTTGTCAAGGGGGCAAGTCGCCCCGCCCCCCCGACTAATATTATGTGCCTGTTGAGACAGTTGCTGACTCAGTAGGATTTTGTGAAATATCCACACACACTGCATGAACGCGGAAGCGTAGAGCAGTGGTTCCAGATGAACCCGAATCCAAAACAGTTACCATGACGGTATCAGCAGAAGTAACGATATTACCACCTGCAGCTTTCAGGTTAAACTGAATGTCAGCAGCAGCGTTAGAACCGCCACCATCAACAAAAGCATCAACGTCGGTTGATGTACCCACATCAAGAGTAACATTAGCATTACCAGAAGCTTCAAGAACTTCCAAGCAACCACCAATTACCATAGTATCTGCAGGCAAGTCTACGAGTTGTACAATATCATCACCAGCAAGGCTAGTGTTATCTACAGCGTCATAGACAGGTGAAGTTACAACGTAAGGACGTGCAACATTTCCGGGGTGACCAATAGTTCCACCACCAGTTACAGTACGATTATAAGTCGCCATTAGTAGTCTCCCTTATTAGTCTAAGCTGACAACGCCACGAACGATAGCTTCTGGACGTAATACTTTACGACCAAAGACATGCAATCCGCGAACGATATCGCTAAAGGTTTCAGTTGAACGTACAACTTCAGTCTTCGCAATATGCGAAGCAGTTGCAGTTGAAGAGAGGTGACCACCAAGAATGATGTTCTCACTTCCGTCAGTTGCTAGACCAGACACAGTTACTTGGTCAGTGCCGCCGCTTGAAACGAGAGCAGTTGACTTGTAACAAGTAAATCCAGCAATGTTGCCCAAAGATACAAGACCGTTACGCAGTGGGGAAGTGCCGTCGCCAGTTACCTGAACTTCTGCAAACTTACCACCTGCTGAGAATAGGTGCTTGTAGAACAATGGGGGAGCAACAAACCAACGATTTTCTTCAGGAACAGTTTGTTCATCAAGTGCTGCAGCCATGACAAGCATAGTATTTACAGCTAAATCGCCGGGGCTAGAGTTGCCACCGATATCCAAGGCAGAACCAAGCGTACCAATGCCTGAAATTTGAGCAGTGGTTGCACCGGATTCACCGTTTAGACCAGCATCAGTTGCCATCTGGTCGAGGATATTCGCATCGTACTTACGCTTCAGAGAGT